GGCTAGCTGTCAGTGAGTACCGCATCCCGTCAACATCGGGATCCAGTATAGTTTTTCGATATCCTGTTGGCGCAGGTAGAGCGTCACCCTATCCGAAGACCGGGCGCGTAATTCATCACGGCGTCATGTTTTCTGGTATCCAAGTTACACGAGCAATCACTGATGGTTACTCAGAGCTACTCCATAGCTATGGTTATTGATGTCGAGGTATGGGTAAGCATTCGGTGAGATGTAGTGGTTGACTAGTTCAAGCTCGGCCCAGTAACGGTTGCAGAATCTGAGAGCTAGGTCGCAAGATTGGAAGACGTCCATTACGTTGTGTGCTGATCCGACGTTGTATGATGATGGGTTCTTATGCACGCCACTAACAGCGAGCGAAATCGAATTGTACTCGTGGGGTAGTTCGAAGTAATGACTATAGCCAACGATTTCTCCATCCCGCTTAATCTTGCGATACTTAATTCCGGTTGCCTCCCATGGGTGAGACCGCTGCAAGTAATCATCGGGCACAGAGACCGAGTTATCTTTAGCCATCTTGATGGTGCGCACATTCACACTTGGACTGAAGATGATCTGGATCGCACGTGGCTTGGCGTTTGAATGGAATTTATGCGCGTCGCCGCCATTAGGATAGTAGATGCTCTGATTCACTTCGTACTCATCGTAAGAATCGTTGCGCTGCCCTTCGCGATACTCCTTGAGTGCCTTGAAAGTCTCGGAAATGCCAACCTTGTATTGCGAGTTCTTGTTGATTACGAGCACTGATCCATCCGAGTAGTATGCGTATACCCACACGCTCACTTCTCCGTTTAAGCTGTTGTTGTAGTTGTATTGTTCGCTATTGAATAGTCTTTGTTCGCGTCCGCGAAAGTCTCGGTTACTTGTTCCTGCTACGTCTGCCATGATCCTTTACGTACTATGCCGGTAAGATACTGACTTTTACT